TATGATAGTTAGATTTTATCGCCAAGAAGGAAAAAATAGAAAAATAATGAAAACAGGTTTGACGTTAAAACAAGCTCAGGAACATTGCAATGACCCAAAAACAAGAAAAGAAAATGTTTGGTTTGATGGATATACATTACAAGATAACTTAAGATAAAAATTATGAAAACATATTTAATTCAATTCAAATGGTCAGACCCCTATCCGAAGGACGCGAGTTACAGAAAGACGGCCACATCAATGGCCACAGCTGCAAATAGGGGCATTAAGGAGTGGAAGAAGGAACATGGTCGTGGAGTAAAGACATTATCAATTAACATATCAACACTATGAAAGAACTTATAAATGAGTACGTTGGGAAGGAGGCCGTTGTCGTGCTGGGTGGGCTTGATGTCAAGGTGAATATAGTGGACGTCAAGTTTAGCTGGGGCAATAAGAGGTTTCAAGTTGAACCAGTGTATGGAAATGGTCGTGTATGGGTAGAGAGAGTAGAATTATTAGATAATAAAAAATAAAATGAAAAAGAAAAAAATAGATTATATAGAGTTTATAGAAAATCACACAATAGATTGTGATGTGAGTTATCGCGGTGGAACCTTGAAGGTTGACGTAAGTGAGTTGTTTCCAGAAGTAAGTGATGCGGTCATGGGCGCATATCAGAACTATCTTGGTGGTGGAATGGCTGGACAAATAATAGGTGCAGCTAAGTTTGACCCAAGTGAACTGAATAAGAAAGACCAGAAAGTGTTTTATGAACTGAAAGAAGTCATTAAGAAATACTTTTATGACCTAAATCAAGGTGGTGGTGATGAGTACATGGTTGAAAATGTAAATAGCTACAAGAAGAATCAAAGTCTTTCCGTGAGTGGTTACTAACACTTTATTAACATACAGTATGTACATTGTTTACGAACTATGATATACTTAATGAGTAAAAAATTAACATGAAAATAGTCAATAAGACAAAATTCAATACTAGTGACCTTAGAAAGATAGTTCAATTATCTTTAACAAAGTTTAGGTCTGGAGAAAAAGGTAATCCTCTTGTTAGGAAGAGTTACAATGTTACATTTGAAACTCATAAAGGACAAGGTTGGACAGGTGGGTGTGCTTATTATAACTCCGGGCACCTAACAATAAAACTTCCGTTAAAATATGCGGGACACAAATTAACTTTTGCTCAATCAATAGCCGATGTATTCTTTCATGAAGTCGGACATTGCATTGGAGTGAAGCACAATAGTGGTAATGATACCATTGAAAGATACTATCGTGATTGGATATTGAAAACTATTACATCAGATTTCAAAGTGAATGATGTTGGGAAAATTATCAAAGATAAAGTTGATATTCAATTACACAGATATAATCTTGTCTCAAAGAATATAGAGAAGGCAAAGACCCGATTAAAAAGAGCTAAGACTATATTTGATAAGTGGCAAAGGAAGTTAGTCTATTATGAGAAGAGTTTAATCTTGGTTGGCAAATTGCCGCCTAAAAAATAAAATGGAAACATCAAAATATATGTGGATAGCAATTGGATTAGTTGGAATAACGTTTGCGGTTGCGGCCGGAATGTCTGATATACAGAATAGTAAAAGCAGAACTGAGATATATATTAAGTGTGTTGATGCAATGATAGAAGCAATTCCAGACCCAAACGATGATGGTCGTGCATCGTTCTTAAAAGAATGTCAAAAATAATATGATTGAATTATCTTACATAGGAAGTCCAAAAGGTTTGATGGACTATATAGGTAGTCAAATATGTGAGTATTGTTACGGAAACGGAGTCGTGTACTTTATGGAGCAAGATAGAGATGGCAATTGGGCAGACACAGGAGTTAAAACTTGTCAATGTCAGATGATAGATAATGAAGAATAATTTTATGGGAAATATAATTATATTTTTTATAGGGTTCATAATTGGCTTAGTCGTAAGTCACTATGTTAGAAAAATTAATAGATTAACAAATTAAAGTTATGGCAAAGAATGAACAAGAAGAATTATTAAAGAATGCACAATTTAGAAAAGCCCTTCCAATGGCATTCCTAAATTCTAGGAATAGCGCGATAGAACTTTTGAAGTTAAACGGTAAGCCAAAGGTTAAGAAGGGGAAAAAGCCGGTATCACTTATGACGATTCTTAAAAAGAATACGAATAACTTAATGGCCGATTACATGGAGTTCTACGCTAGGGACGTCGCAACAGTTGGAGTGAACTTTAAGCCAGAAGAAAGTATTGCAAAATTGAATGCAGCAAAAAATCTTCCAGACCTACAAAGTACATGGCGTTCACTTTCAGAAGATGAGAGACACAATGATGATGTGAGAAAGGTCGCACAACAATTGAGAGACAAATACAATGATAAAAAATAACATTGAACAAGGTACAGGTGAATGGCATCAACTTAGGAAAGGAAAAGTTACTGGCACCGTTCTCAAAGATATTATGGGTACACCAAAGAAAAGAGAGGACGCATTCTATGAAATAATTGCAGAACGTTTGACAGTCGGTGTTGAGACTGATGTTGAATATGAGAATGCAATGGACCGTGGACTTAGACTAGAACCAGATGCTATATCAGCATTTGAATTAGAGATGGCTTTGAAAGTTGAGAGAACAGGATTTGCACAAGATGATACTAATCCTCTTATTGCAAACAGTCCTGATGGTCTTATCGGTGAGACAGAAGCAGTTGAAGCAAAATGCATGGGTGGAAAGAACCACTTGAAGATGTGGTTAACCAATGAGATACCGGACGAGTATAAGTGGCAAGTCGTACAATACTTTGTAGTAAATCCAAAACTTGAAAGACTTTATTTTGTTGCATATAATCCAGATATTCCAGTTCACCCATTACATATCATTGAAACCACGCGTGAAGAGAATGCGGGTGATATTGAAAAAGCAAAGGTCGCGCAAGAAACATTTCTTGCGGAAGTTGAAGAAAAATTAAAAGAATTAATTAAGGAATTGTAAAAACATGGAGGAAATAATAAATAAAAGTAAAAAAAGCAACCAGTCAACGGTATGGGACGAAAAAGTTGACAAGAGGTTAGCTGAAATAAAAAAAGTAGCAAACAAGAATGGCAACCACATGATTTTTGTTCTTACGTCCGAAGACTTCAAGAACAAAAAGGGCTCAAGTGCAAAGATGACAGGTATGATGGTGTCGCACATGTTTAGTTTGACTAGGGGAATTGAATTATTTCTGGATTCAGTACCGCAAGAAGCGGTTCAAGTGGTTATGATGAAGAAAGCATTAGGGGGTATTGGAAAAATATTATCAAAATCAAAGCATAAATAAAAGAATTAAAATATGATATTCACAGCAAATACCACCACAGGTGGTTGGTTAGACAAAAAGACATTGAAGACCGGTGATGTTTTGAAGTTAGTGTCGGAGGCAATAGAGGTGCCAAGCAATCAAGGTGGCATGCAAATTGTTGCTAAGTGCAGAGTTAGGGGACAAGCAGGAGAACCAACAAATATATCAATAAACAAGCCATCAAAAAATGCACTTATTTCTGCTTTTGGAGATGATTCAGTTAATTGGACAGAAAAACATTTAACTGTTCATGTTGAAAAAACAATAATTGCTGGTAAAAGAGGACTTGCTTGTTATCTTATTCCAGATGGATATGAAGTTACAGAAGATGATGGTGGATATGTGGTTGTAACAAAAATAGGTGCTAAGACAAATGTAGTGACAAAAGAAAAAGATGAAGACACAATAGAATACCCCGATGAGAAGATTGACCCAAATGATATTCCATTTTAACTATGAAATTTACAACAGACCACAAAATTAAAGAAAAACCGCCTAAGTTTAATGGCAGATTTTCTGTTGATGGTGGTTTGAATTTCGGAAGTAGCACAAAAAGATGGTTAAAGGAATTCATAAAAGAAAATCCAAATATGCCATTTGAATTACGACCCATATTTCCAGAAAGTACACGGCAGCGAGGTTGGTTTGAAGGTGCCTTAGTTCCATTGGTCACATTCTATCAAGAGGGAATGGACCATAGGAATTCTAAGGATAGAGACAAGGTACGTGAATGGCTCAAAATTGAGTTTAATGGAGAGTTGGTGACCATAGGTGATACAGTACATAGGGTTGCCCAAAGCACGTCCCAGAAGCTAAATTTGGGCTTTCTGGAGCGTATAACTGACTGGCTCATGACTAACTATGCCCCATCAAATGAAGCATTGGACCCAAAAGCATATAAACGTTGGCATGACAAGGTCTTTCCATATGGAGGACCAGAGACATATATTGATTACTTATTAGAACTTAACTTATTGAAAAAGTAAATATATGGGATTACATTACTTTGAATGCAAGAAGTTAGAAAAAGGAATGGTTATCATTTTTGATTACCGATTAAATCAATGTTATAAAGCAGGAGATGATTTAGTATTAAAATTCAAAGGAAGAGAAATGGTCGTACCACATAAAGAATTGAAAAAGCGAGCACTGAAATTATCAAGACAAATATTTCAATCGCAGTTTGGAGGTGGTGGTAACACATATGGAATATATCATTTTAAATGGGTGCCAACAAATAAACCAAAAACCCCGCCAATTCAAACAACAATTTTTGATGCATTAAAAGCAACAGAAAAAGAGAATTAAATTATGAAAAAAATAGAACCAAATGAATACTATACAGCAAGACAAGTCAGCCAGATGGGTATTTTGCCATGGAAAAGTCCATATACTTTTAATCTAAAGTTAAATAGTAAAAGGGGACAAGCAGTATTCAAACCATTGATTGAACAACACAAGCACAATAAAACATACAAGATAAAAGGTGAAAATATTATCCGATTTATTAGTGACCTTGAAAGAGGAATAGTAATTATATGAAGAAATTAACACACAAAGTTTATGATAGTGGTTTGAAGAAAGAAGTAGCACCAAAAATTCGCTTTGATTTAATTCCAGTTGAATTAATAGAAAGAATTGCAAAACAATTTACCCATGGGGCAGAAAAATACGGTGAGGGTAATTGGAAAAAAGGTAAAGGTATTGAAACACACATTTTTATGGAGGCCGCATATCGGCACTTCATAAAATGGGTCGGTGGTGTTGAAGATGGAGAAGACCACGGAATAGCTTGCGTGACAAATATAATTATGTCAGAATGGCATTCCAAGCACAAAATTAAAAATTAACAAATAAGAATTAACAAAAATGAACACGTTAAAATTAACACAAATAGTGCCAGACCCAAATCAACCAAGAAAGTATTTTGCAGTTGAAAAAATGGCATCCTTAAAGGATAGCATAAAAAGAGTTGGCATGAAGCAACCGATAGTTGTGTATCAGAAAGGGGATAAATACTTTATCACGGACGGTGAGAGACGTTATAGAGTTGCGAAAGAATTAGGTTTTAAGGAAATTGCGGTGGTTATAGAGCCGGCAAAAAACGATTTTGACCGTCTTATAGAACAGTTCCATATTCAAGAACAGCATGAGTCATGGAGTCCGACTGAAAAAGCGATGGCTATAATGGACATATCGGAGATGTCAAAGAAGTCAATGAAAGAGGTCTGTGAATTATTGTCTGTGAATGAAAGAATGATTCGGTATTACATAGCATTTGGTAAGCTGCACAACAAGGCGAAATTCATAGAATACCAATGCAGTCTTGAGAACGCTGAAAAGATAAACGAAGTAAAGACATTCGTAAGGAAAATAAAAGAGCAAGTATTGACAGAACCATTCACGAAAGCAGAGGAAAATACTCTTGAAAAAGTGCTGATTGACAGAATCCACGAAAAACAAATAACTGAGCGCGGGGATTATTCTAGGATAAAAGACTTGTTCCGTACCGAACCAAAACTCATTGACAGGTTCATGAAGGACAACAAATTTGATGTCAATACGGCATTTGTAAGCACTAAAGCGGCTGGGGCACGGTTTATCAGAAATATGATAACATCATCTAACTATGTAATATCAAATGGTATGGGATTTCTTAAGGACCCAAATGTGAAACTTGCGGATATGGATATTCAGACATTGAAACGTTGCAAAAAAATCTGTGATGAAGTTGTAAATCTTGTTGAATAATATGAAGCAAAAAAGAGTAAAATGTCCAGTGTGTAAGGAAACATACTGGTCACATACAATTAAAGGCCACATAATAAATATGGGTTCACGGGAAGTATATAGAGCTGCTGATACTATGATTCAATATGCAAAAAACAAACCGTATACTTTCTCACCATATGTATTATTACGAAATTGTCCCCATTATCATTACCGAAGACAACACATTAAAAATAAATTAATCTTTGAATTATAATATGGAATTCAAATTCAACGTAGGAGATAGAGTAGATAAAATAGTTGGTTATAAATTTCCGGGTACAGTTGTTTCAATTTTTGAAACACTTACCGGAAAGGTGAGAATAGTTGTAGAAATGGACGAGTTTCATGTTCTCCATATATTCTCCGAGGACGGGCTAACAATGCTTGAGAAATAAAATGCCTTCAGGAATATACAAACATAATAAACTTACAAAAATACACAAGCAAAATATAGGACTAGCTATATTGGGTAAAAAACACACTAAAAAAAGCAAGTTGAAAATGGGTGTAAAAGGCAAAATTCATTGGAATTGGAAAGGTGAAAAAGCAAAGTATTTCGCAAAACATGAATGGCTTAGATTAAATCATGGAAATGCGACAAAATGCGAGAATAGAGAGAAAAAGATATTCAACTTTGTCTGCAATGAAAAATCAAGGATATATCATTGGGCAAAAAAGAAAAGTAAAAGTTATGCTAAGAAAATAGAAAATTATTATCAGTTATGTGCTAGTTGCCATGCAATATATGATGGCAAAGGAAAAAACCAATATGAAAATAAAAATACTTAATATACAAATGCATGAACCAACAAAAGGAAGCGAGTTCTCAGCGGGAATAGATGTTTATTCACCTGTTGACTTTATTCTTGAAGTTGGTGAAACGAAGAAAATTGTTTTAGGAATAGCTATTGAAATAAATAATGATGAAGTTGTCATTATGTCTGAAAGAAGTTCAATGGGTAAGAAAGGAGTAACCTCGGTTGGAAATGTGATTGACCCAGATTATAGAGGTGAAATTTCTATAGTTCTACAAAATAATTCTAAAGAGATTCATTCATTTGTTAGAAATGATAGAATTGGACAAATTATAGTTCATAAAATGGGTAATAATAAAATTGAATTTGTTCAAGAATTGCCTGAAACAATTAGAGGGTCTGATGGATTTGGAAGCACTGGAATCTAATGAAATATATCCAAATAACAAAAGACAACTTCTTTATAAACCAAGCAAGATTAGAATCGCTTAATTCAACTGACCTTAGAAAATCTATAGGTGTTGTGATAACTGCCGATGGGTATATAATAGGAAGGGGTTCAAACCAAGCAACGTTTACATGGAAATGGTTACAAAGGTTTCACGTGAAACATTGTATTCGTAAGATGTTTCACATGAAACGCCATGATTTTTATTGGCTTTGTCCGGGTTGCGCTTTGTTTAAGAATCATAGTGAAATAAGAGCCATTAACAATATCAACAGTATCAACACGTTTACCAACACTAGTAAAGGTGCTGATATATATATTTTTGGACATAATTGTTGTTGTGAAAGATGTCTTGATAAAATGGTTAAAGTTGGAATTAAAAAAATATATATAACAAATGAAAAAATATAAAACAATTTTAGCTGACCCTCCTTGGAAATATGGTCAAGCTTGGGGACATGGAGCAGGAATACATTATCCTTTAATGAAGTTAGAAGATATTTGTAATCTTAAAGTTCCTTCTGCTAAAAATTCTCATTTGTACTTATGGTGTCCAAATGGAATGTTGCGTGAAGGTTTAACTGTAATGAAATGTTGGGGCTTTGAATATAAAACTTGTATTACTTGGGTAAAACATAGGTCAATCTTTGGTTATTACTTCAAAGGACAAACAGAGCAGTTATTGTTTGGAGTAAAAGGAAAACTCGCTCCGCTTGATAGAAAACAAACTACTCTAATAAATGCTAAAATAAGAAAGCACTCACAAAAACCAAATGAAGCTTATGAAGTAATAGAAAAAATTTCCCCTATGCCAAGATTAGAATTATTTGCAAGATGTAAAAGAACAAATTGGCATACTTGGGGAAACGAAATTAAAAATGATATAGAAATAAAATGAATATAAATAAATTCTATAAACAAGTTGTTTGCAAAGATATTCTTTCACAGAATCCTGAAGTAAATAAACGTACCGACACGCTGACATATTCACTTCCCGGAGTGACGTTTCAGACCGACTTGAAAAAGGAGGGGTTTCCGCTGCTCTCACTGCGGTCGCTTCCGTTCTCATTCGTATCGGAGATGATGTGGTTCCTGTCTGGGTCAAGTAATATAGATTGGCTCAGCAAGCACACGAAGATATGGAATTTCTTTGCAGAGAGTAATGGAATTGTGACGAGTGCCTATGGATTTCGCTGGAAACATAGATTCGGTTTTGACCAGTTGGAAACAGTGTTGAATAAACTTAAGGAAGACCCATCAACAAGACATGGAGTAATTATGATGTGGCATCCAAATGAAGATTTGCTTATCCGTCAAAAAAATATCCCATGTCCATATACATTTACATTAAATATAATCGGTGGCAGACTTCATTTGCATTTAATTATTCGGTCAAATGATATGGTGCTTGGCTTCCCGACAGATGTGGCCGGGTTCGCATTATTGACTCATATACTAGCACAAGAATTGAAAGTAGAGGTTGGAATACTCACGGTGTCAATTTCAAATGCGCACATTTATGATAATCAAACAGATGCGGTAGTTGAGATGCTTAATAGGACTGATAGTTTTTTTCCAATTATTTTTGAACTGCCCAATGACACATATAATAGGGCTTGTAAACTAGATGATACTTTAATAAAAGAAATAAAAAAGGGATTTACAAATTACACTCCACATGTTGCAATAAAAAATATACCTATTGCTTTATAAAAAAGAACGACCCCCTAGGTCTAGGAATCGTTTTGTTGTTTTCTTTTCTCGTGCCCATTTAGGAAGCCAATATCCACCAAGATATTTTCTTCTTACATGTGCACGTTGACCTTGATTGTGTCTTTTATAGTTCATTACACCGGGGCGAGACATAGTGGGCTGGGGTCTAGATGGTGAATCTTAGTCCAATTGTTTTCATCTCACCGCCCAAAGAAATCATATCACATTTGCCGATATTCGTTAAGTAATCTGGTATAATGTTCTAAAAGTGAAACTTGTAAAACAAACTTATTCTTCATTTCAAAAAGATGGTCCACGTATTCCTGACCTTCAACTTCAACTAACTTTCTATAAAAGACTGCACCATTCCCAGATAAGTCTATGTTGCACCTGTAACATTGTGGCCGGAGATTCATAAGTTCATATCGCAAGATTGCTCCTCCAACTGCGTTAGGTATAAAATGTCCAGTATGCCATGACGAACCAACAAGACCAGTTTTTCCGCACGTGTAACACGTGTTGCCATACGTTGCACGAGTGATACGTTTACATTCCTCCCAAAGTAAATCTTGAACTTTCCTTATAATACTTTTAGATTTTCTTTTTAATGGAGTATGCTTCATTGGAACAGTAAGTTTCTGTTTGAAACCACTTCTTTTCAATGGAACAGTTTTCTTTCTTTTCCAAAAACTTCTTTTCATAAATATATTATATCACATAAAAAGCAAAACACCCCCGCAAACAAAAGAATAGGGGTGTTGCCGCGATAGTCCCAGAAAATTAACAAAACCAGAACGTCGCTGAGTTTATTATACTACGGATTTGTAAAAGTCTTCTTAACTCCTGAGTATAAACCAGAAGCAGATAATCCAACAACCAATCCTTCTATAATTAAAGGACCAGATAAGGTAAATGCTTCTACTAAATAAACACCAAGTACACCAAGCACCAATGAAAGTAATGGTGCCCATTTGCTTGAAATACCAGTTTGTTTTAGACCTTCTACAACACCTAAAACAATTGGAACCAAGACCATAAATTGCGTTGATATTTCCATAATAATTTTAATGTTAAATTATAATTTATTTAATTCTGCGTTTGTCATTGGACCAACAATTCCGTCGGCGACTAAGCCATGTGAAGTTTGAAAACTTTTCACAGCTCTTAACGTAGCTAATCCAAATATTCCATCTGTCGTTAATCCACCAAGTTTTATCTGTAACATTTTTACCTCTATACCCCTACTTCCTTGCCTAAGAGTCTTTTTGAAAACATATGGGATTTCAGTTAAATCCTTAATCAAGTACATTGCATTATCCAACCTAATACTATTAAAGGTCTCAGTCAATATCCTTCTTCCTTTACCGTCAAAAGAGTTAAAGTGACCAGTAGAATCCTCAACTAAAATTGCTTTTTCTCCTTTGTAAATGAAATAATCAATACCACAAACTTCATGATGAAAGTCTATTGCTTTTCCATTGTATTTTGGTACAGCTGTCCATTCAAAGCGATTACACCTTACTAAAAGCATACAATGCTTATTTAGTTCTATGGCTTGGGCAATCTCATCTATTACTTCATGTTTAGGAAAAGCATATCCTTTAGTTTTAATCGGGGTCTCAATTCCCACATCTCTATTTAACAAAGTCTCATTTTGAAACTGTGAAGGGTCAAGAGTTTCCGTTGTAGTTCCAATTGTTCTAAATATTTCACCACAGTTTTGTGGCCACATTCCACCTGAAGGATAATTAGCCCTTGGACGGTAAATTGGGTGAGCCGATAAAACTTCTCCATTACCTAGTCCTAATGTCTCTCCACCTTTAGCAGCAGATTGTGCTACACATGATAATGAGCCATCTTGTTCCCGTGGAGTATATTTCTTCCACTCACTTTCCGGTTTTTCCCTCCAGTTAATAATGACACTACCCGCTAAATCTGCATGCTGATAGTCTTTTGCCTTTGCCTCTTCACTTCTAAGATCATCTGCAACTCCTAAATTTATATTTATTTCTTCCATATATTTGTTATAATCCATTACTAAATAATCTAATAGCATTTAGGACAAGTGCGACAATTGCCCCAATTAATGTTATACTACCTACCACCCAAACATAAACCATATTGATACCCTTACTTTGACCCTGATTTTTCCCATCTGCAATTTCAATTTTTTTCTCTAAATTATCTAATTGTTTTTGCAAAAGGTCATGTCTAGCTTCATAAACATCTTTGCTTAAAAAAGTTAAAGCTTGGGTGTCAAGTTGCCTTCTTATCTCATTCATTGACTCAAGTCGTTTGTCTATCAAGTTTGCTGCTATAATTCGTGCCTCATCAAGATTTTTGAATTTATTATCATTCAGTTCTTTATTACCTTTTGTTTCCGCTCGTAAGACAGCAAGTTTTGCATCAAACAAGTCATCTAATTCCTGAAGGTCTTGTTTGCAAATTTCATTCATTTTATTTTAGTTTCCCAACCCCCTTTTTCTCCCGAACTTTGTCCATTACTTTAGCCATATTTTCAGCGGTTAATTTTGTATCAGATGGCATAGAATCAAGCGCATCAATAAGTATTTGCAAATCTTCCGCAGAGTTTATTTCACCTGTTCCAAGGACTTGTTCCAATATAGGGGTTATGTTTGTTAATTTTTTCATGTTAATATCATATCACTTTTTATTGATTTTGTAAAGTATATTATCTACCAATTTCTGACGTTCCTGCAGAGCAACGGTTCCTTCCACTTTTCCTGTTCCCCTTCTCCAACCGACCATAGATTTGAAGTTTTCAAGGTCAAAGCTTTCTATTTGGTTTGACATTTTATGAAGTGTTCTTGCTTCTGATGCAAGACTTTTATGAACTGGTATTACCACATCAAGATATGTTGTCTTTGTGGATTTATCGTACCAACCACCCATTGCATATCCTTTTTTCTGTAATAAATCAAAGTTCTTTCTAAGAAAATCAGCAAGATGTTTAACACTGGTCTCACCTTTGTAGGTTATGGTTCTCTCTGGATATGGCGAAACAGCAATGTGTGGTGTTCCTGAGTAGTCTATGTCGTGAATCAAATTGCGCGTGAATCCTCCCTTGTTAGCACCTTTAGCGGCTAAATTAAATGGTGATTTTATTACAGAATTATATATTTCGTCCATTCTTTCTGTAAGAACTTTGACCAATCTTTTTGGGGTCTTTTCACCGCGAACTATATTATACAATTCTTCACCGCCACCTTTTAATTTTGCATCCCACAATGCTTTTGTGGTTAATTGTATTTCAGCAGTTCCATGTGGAAGTGGAATATTTATTAATACCTTATTATAACTTGGAGTTCCAAGGGTCATCTTAATGCGACTAACACTACCGAATTCATCAATAGCATGTTTGCGAATATCAAACAAAGTTTTCCCAATATTATCCAATGAATCCACAAACATAACAGAGCGATTTATATCAGTTATTTTACTAAGGTCACCACCATAGTCTGTCTTTACTTTTTCTGCAAGACGTGTTGCAGTTTTAACTGGTCCGTGTTCTACTTGAAGCCCCATTTTGTCTGCTATGGATTGAACCTTTGCTTGAAACTTTGGTTGATGAGCAGATGCTTCTTTTGAAAGAGATTCAGCTGTCAGTTGTTTAATACTAACAGTCTTTCGTCCCATTTCCTTCATTGCTTGAAGAGTTGAATTGCCAGATACAACTTTATTGTTCTTGTCTACGGTTATTGGTTCTCTTGCTGGTATCTTTCCAGCTTCTGCTTTTGCAATTAGGTCTCTTGCTCTTGCAACCTTTGCTGGGTCTGTCGCCTCACGTGCTTTTATAGACTTAATTGAAACTTCTTTTCCACCCGGAGTGAATGCCGACTTAACTAGGTCTTTTTCTGGATTTTTACTTGGACTTATCTCCAATTTTAAGTTTTTTTTTGGCTTAATCTTAAGGGGGTTTACATTCTTTACAGTACGTGGTATAATAGGGGATATGTTAATAGGCTTCTTTTGGGGCATGGTTATATTCTGGTCTTGGAAATTCCTTTCCAAATAAGGCTTATTTCCCGTTCTTATTGCCTTTTGAAGTACTTTGTTCTCAGGCGCGACAAAACCAGACTCCCCACCAAGCGTCCTTGAAAGAGCGGAACCCCGCAGTCTTGAAGCTATTTCACCCCCGACAACCGTGCCGACAGCAGAACCCGGTATTCCACCGACCGCGCCCCCAGCTATTCCACCGGCGATGTTTCCGGTTATTTGGGCAAAATACTTTCCAAGTTTTCCACCCTTAACGCGCTTGCCATCAAGTCGTTCAAGAAACGAGATGTCATCGAGGTACTTGCCTATCTCCACGTTCACCTCTTTTGTGTTGAACGAACTCGTGTCCTCTATGATTTTTCTCAATCCACTCGCGATGGCCTTTCTTGACGTCTTTATTTCTGGCGGCGTGAGGTAGTTGATTCCATTTGTCGTGTTTATCTTGGCGTCATGTATGAGCGTCAAAGGGACATCCCCATTCGCATCGGCTTTTAATTTATACCCTGATATTTCTTTCTTTATATTGTTCAAGGCGGTCTTCAGGTCTGCCCCTTCGAGACTGCTGCTGTTCACCGACTTTGTGAGTTGTTTCTCAACGGTATTCAAATTGACTTTCTCGCCGAGCCTTTCTAGGTTTTTTCTCACTACCTGTTCCGCGCCGTCGAGTGTCTGTGCCTTGTACTGGTCTATCGCCCCCCCGGGGGTCTGAGTGCGTATTAATCCGTTTTCATCTACCGAACCCGCAAGGACGTCGGTGTTGGCTATCCTCTTCCTGCTCGCCACACCTGCATCCTTAGAAAAACCACTAGCTTTGCGCATGTTGACATAGTTGCTATCTATGGCCGCCAGTTCTTTTTCTCTTGCGTTCACTATACTCTCTGGCGTCTTAATGAACGGTTTCTTTATCAAGTCACCAGCAACATTGAATGGCTTGTTTGCAATCGACTCCACTTTGTCGACACCCGCATTGAATGCCTTGCTTGTCGTCTCCGGCAATATATTGTGAGTGGCGGCAAACTCCGAAATTGCGCCGGCACCTTTGCTGGCTACATCCTTCAACACTTGCGGTGTTATCTTGCCTATAACCTTCCCCGCAGCGTCAAGAAGCGGTTTGCCAACCAAGTCTAGGACTTTTCCCGCCCCAAGGCCAAGAACTCCCTGAAACGCCGTCTGAGTGCTGAACAAGTCATTACCCTGCTCAAGTGAATTACCAACACCAAATGCAGCACCGCCCGATACCGGCCCAAGGCCGAAAGCCGCAGTCTGAATTCCCCTTCCAACGTCTTTTTTGACGTCAGCTGCGTTTTGCGGCACGGGCGCAACAAAACCGCCAAGTTTCTCCCTAGAAAATTTATCCACCGATTCAGACGATGCACCGAGCAATTCAGCAGCTGCCTGAAATGGTCTCGCAATCATTGTGAGTGGCGATTTAATGAGACTCTTGATGAATCCATCTTGCTGTTCCGGTTGCGCGATTGGTTGCGCTACAGAGACTGGTTTCACGCCATATTTGCTCAGGTCAAATGCTTGATTACTGACATTTGTACTTGCTGGTTTTACGTTGTACTTTGTTAGGTCTAACATGGTATAATTATTATATTATTAACTTGGCATCGGGACGCTACATATTCTGCCAAGTGTATGTAGCGTTTTGATATAAAATTATGCGAAAAAAACATGATATTGTGGGTATGAAGTTTGGGAGATTGACCGTGGTTGGAAACAAAGAAAGTCATATACAACCTTCTGGTCAAATTAAAAGTGCTGTTGAATGCCTTTGTGAATGTGGAAAAAAGATATTGTGCTTGTCTCATTCCTTGAAAAGTGGTAGAACTAGAAGTTGTGGTTGTTATAACATTGATATTATCAAGAAAAGGGGAACGACTCATGGAATGTCTGAAACTAATTTTTACAATATCTGGGCTGCTATGAAAAACAGATGCGGCAATAAAAACACTAAAAAATTCAAAGATTATGGCGGTCGTGGAATAAAGATAATTTGGAAGTCTTTTGATGAATTTAAGAATGATATGTACGAATCCTACCAATCTCACATAAAAAAGTTTGGCAACAAAAACACTAGCATTGACAGAATCAACAATGATGGTAACTATTCTTTTGATAATTGCAGATGGGCGACTCAAAAGGAACAGCAAAACAACCGAAGGCAGAGAACTGCTACTATTTAATTGTTCATGTTGTTTCCTCATTGGTATTCAACTATTAAATTGTCCGCGACCATATTTGCAATTGACTGACTGTTTGCGGAAACTATTTGTGATTGTTTTGTTTTAGGGTCAATAACTAGCACGTCAGCGTCTAACCCGTGTGAGGTTGCGATTACACCACGCACTTGCTTCAACTGTCTGACGAACTCCTTGTCTGACAAGTTTGTGTCAAGTGAAGACGCCGCACTCTCCAAAGTCCTGCTCTCGAAGTCACTTACAGCACCAGACCCTTTTAGTTTGCTCCTGTTCTCTAATGCGAGCATACCCTTTATCTGCTTGAACTGGTTTTTTGCAAGTTGAGCATTAGTTCCCGGAAGGAAAGCAGTCAGAGCAGGAACTCCAGAAATTGCCCCGATAGATGAATTGCTTAGAAGACTGTTTATAACATTCAGACTACTTGCCGCGTCGGTGGCATTTTTATTTATATTGGTAGTCGAGTTCGGGTCTGTCTGGTTCGCCTTCTGCTGCTCTATCGCTACCTTTTTCGCATCAAGCGCATAATTCATTCCAAATTCTTTTGCATCTTGCGCGGCTTTCGCGGCCACACCTTCCTCTGTCGCAGTGTTATGTCTGATAGTTTCTGCTATTTGGGTATCAGCTTGACCAATTTTTTTATCCTCATTTGCTTGGTCCTGTACTGCTTTAGCGGCTGCAGTTTCAGCCTCAAACACGGACTTACCAGCCGAAATCATACTGTTGTATATATCGGTAACAGAACCTTTTGCTATCGCCAAGTCTGCGAGCGAGCGATTTGAGAGTCTCGCATTCTCTGTCAACTGATGTGCTTGTCCGATAGAACCCTGTCCAATATCGTTCTTTCTCAGCTCGTCCTCTCTGCTTCTTGACCTCAAAAGTTCGTCCGATGTCCTCTCGTTCAATTGGTCTATATTGCTTCTAGTAGTTTTAAGCGCCTCTGGGTCAAACATTGACTTAAGATAGGTCATATAAGGGCTTTCAGGGGCCTTTAATGGAGCTGTGGCGTCCGTGGCTGATGTCCCGCCTCCCGGGGTTACTGGTTTACCACCCAGCATATCTTGGGCACCTATAGAAGTCCCATATTGGGTTCTAGCGCCAGTGATATTGTCATATGCCGGTTGGATTTGATTCTGTACAAATGTTTTCCCAGTTGGTGGAAGTGTTGGAGTGGTTTTAATTGGTGGAGTAATTACAGGTGGTTTTATCCCAGTCGCACTAGTATTTGCTGGTACCATTGAAGCATTTGAACTATTCATTCCACTCACTGGCGCACCAGTAGGAGTAGGATAAAAAGGTGTCTTTGTTTTTGGCAATGGCACACCAAACTGTTTGTTTAAGAAATTATTTATACTTGATATTGGATTCATATATTTATTTTATTATACACTAGAAACCACTTGCTTGTGCCCACGGATACCAATACGGCACTGGAGACACAACATTGTTGGTTGACCCAAACGGTGGAATCCAAGCACCTTCCTCGGTTTCTCCCTCGTTATCCAACATTTGTCCTATTAATCCTCCATATTCTTTATTGAATCCTGCTTCATTTCCACCATCATATTGTAACCAATAAAGTTTTGCTTTTGAAGTTTCTTCATGATTCTGCCAATAAAGAGCCACAGCTCGGTATATTATTGCCATTTGGTATGCTTCTGGAATTACTGACACTTGTCCTATTGTATAAACAGCCGCACCAGCAGCAATTGATGTTCCTTCATAGGGCTTTAGCAAACCGATATGTGTTGCATCGGTAAATGTTCCTATTTCATACCAGAATCCGTCACCACCATTTGCCGCGGTAGTTTCTGTTATTTGTATATATCTTCCAATCATATCAGCTGTCCAAGTTGTTCCAGACCCAATCACCGCGGTAGCTCCATTTGCAATTGAGACAATAGTTCCAGTCGTGTAATCAGCTATTGTCTGGTCCTTGACTCGTAGTCTTCCACGTAGTGTAATGAGATTTCCAGAAGTTGCTGGAATTGGTTGAATCAAGTATTTTTGATTTTCAACATAAGTAAAATAAGGCACATCTGCAGTTCCAAGACGATATTGTTTAATTAATTTCCATTTTGTCGGGTCAAATATCATCTCCGGGGCGTAGATTGTATCACTTGAGATTCCTACACCACTATAAATATACATATCAATAAGTTTTCTAAATCCATTTGGAATCTGGTAACCTTCTTGATTTGCTACAGTCACCATGTCTTTTGTTGCTTCAAGGAAGCGAAGCTTGCCACCTTGTAGATTACAAATAGTTCTGATACTATCATTTATATATTGAGCTCCAACAGTTTGATTCTCAGTTGAATCATCTGTAAGTGTTGAATATGTTGAAAGTGATTTTGTAAATGTTAACATATATTTATTTTTCTTTCGCCCCTAAGCGATAAGTATTATCTATTAATAATTCCTCAATACGGGTCTGAATTCCACGTAGTTCTATTTTCATTTGCAGAAACTTTCCCTTCTTTCCAAGTTGGTCTGATATAAAGTATTGTAGTGCGTTTGAATCTCCATATGATATTGTTTTCCATTTAATCCAGTTTCTAAAGACTGCTTTTCCAACATCTGTGGTAACATAATTATCATAATTATCATCTAAGGTTATTGTATAAGTTGTTCCCACAAGTGATATAGCTGTAATATGAGCCAATAATCCAGCTCCTGCTCCTTGTAATACTTCTACCTCATCTCCAACTATAGCAGTTGTCCAAAGTGGTTCTGTTGTTGTAAATGTATTAATTGAAGTCCAAGTAATGTCCCAACCACCCGTAATACCACCTGATACGTTTACATATTGTCTCATATCGTCATAATTTCTATATTTGATTATTATTTTATCTAATTCTGAAGTGTAAGGAGAAAACTTCAAACTAATTTTATTATACATATCAGTCACGTCAGTTGAAAATATCTTTGGAGTTATAAAGTAACCTCGTGATTCCACTCCAGTTGAAACAGTGCCTAATGTTTCAAGGTCTGCCATTGTTCTACTTAAAACTCCAGCACCATATATTAACTCTGTTCCATACTGCCTATTAGCTACCGGTCTTTCTATAACATTTAATGAAAAAGTTCTGTTTGTGAAGTATTGTCCATAATCTATATTTGGAAAGAATACCAATTTTTGTGAATTGTTTCCAGTTCCAGTTAAATCAATTGGTGTCCCAGCATTTGCATTTGCAAGAGTTGTCGCTAATTGAATATGAGTCGCGTCAATCCTTATAACAAAGTATTTAACATTATCCTTAAGTTCTGGTATCGTAGCCCCGGCTTCATCATTGTAATATACCTCAGTGCCAGTAACATAATTTCTTGCAACTGTTATCTGGTTCGTAGTTGTATTAACTGATGCAGTAGCTATTGTATCTGGTTGCACAAGAGAATTAGACAACGAGTAACGATGATATAGTCCGATATTTGGGTCATAACACCAAATTCCATCGGGTTGACTTAGTAATCGCACTGCATCATTTTCTTGATTAGTAAATAAAATATACAAAAGATTTCCATTAGCTTTCATTATATTTTTATACATATTCACATTAGTTTCATCTGTTAATGCTTGGTCTGTATAGAAAATTGGAAAACCAGCAAGAAGATTGAACCCACCACCATTGAATTGTAGTAAAGAACCATTTCCAGTTAACATTACAACTGAATCTTGATAAACACAAAGACTAAACATCATATTGGAATCAACTTCATAAAATTGTTGTGCCGCGGTTCCAAGTCCATTCCAAACAATAAGATAAGCGTGTCCTCCATAAATATGTTGCGTTCCAATATATAGATTTTGATTAAAATAACACATACTAGTTATTCTAAAATCTGTGCCTATAACAAGTGTTGTTCTAAGTGTTGGTGTTAGAGAAAGAGGAGATTCATATAATTTAACTGTATTCACATCTGCAATAGCCAAAGCAGTTAAACTAACAAAATTAACTTCTTGGTGTTGACCAGCGTTTGTTAAAGTTATGTTTGTGTCGGTCCAAGCATTTGCTACAGGGTCATAATAATCCACATCAGTATCTTGTGAAACAGGCATCAACCCGCCGAACCATACAGCATCTGATTGTATATCCCCTAATGGAACACCCGCTATCTGGGTCGGGCGAACATAGAGAATTTGTTCATTTACCTCAAATGGCGAGTCCCAAGTCTCCACAAAATACCCGTAATTAGAACTGAATAAAATAACTGCTGGATTATCAAAATCAGCATCAATAGTTTCATCCATTGCTTCTCTTGGTGAATTAGACAATCTCAAATACCCTTCTGTATCAAAGGTTATGTTTTTAGTAACAGAGATATTACCAAACAAATCTGATTGGTTTGCTTGATTAAAATCTTTTTGATTGTCTAAGGGTATATTTATCATATATTTAAGCCTCTGCTATTGGTGGAATTATTGGTGGCATATATTTTTTAAGCTCCATTATTGCTTCTTGAAACTTCAAGCCAATTACTTTGAGTCAAGATAAGCATAATGGTATCTTTTTTATTATCCATAGTAAAATCCGACCCCGCTAACTGTATATTACCTGTTCCATTTTTGACTACTACAGTTTCAGTTGAATTATCAGCAACAAGAACTATCAAAGAACCTTCGGGTAGACTTCCAACTGTAATAGTATCTAAATCATCCGAAGCTGCACCTCCTTCTGTTACAACCCTAACAAATCCAGTGACAGCATTAAGAACCCCAGATGCTAACATAAGTCCTGCTCCATCTCCAGCTTCAAGAAATCCACCACCGCCACTACTAATTAAATGTGAAACACCAGCTTTATCTCTCCAATAAAGGTCACCAGCCGCATCCATATATAATAATCCATTCTGAGTATTATTTGTTGACCCAACCCCAAATCTAACACCTCCAGTTGCTAATCCTTCTTCAACATAAAGTCTACGAAAAATAGTATCAGTTCTCCCAAGAAACACTGGAGTATAAATCTTAAATGTTCCAGTTGTTGTAGCAAGCCAAGTTCCAACAATTGTGACTACAATTGCAGTATTTGACGCAATAGTTTGGGTCTCTATTAATACCCCGGTTGAATCAAATATATCTATATAAGCCCCAGCAAGTTCATTCGTAACAAAATTAAATCCTACTATAGTAACGGTATTACCAGCAGCGGTTGTTGATATAGAAGTATTTTCAAAACTTAAAAATAATGGATTCCTCTCTGCTGTTAAGAAAGAAAACTTACTTGCTTGGTTTGGTATATGAGTTAATACCATTTGTAAGTTAGGAGATTTATTAGATGCTCCGGGGGTTGTATTTGTTCCAATTATTGTTCCAAGAATATAATTCCAACCATCAACAGAACTAAATGCCCGGAATGTTTGATGTTGACTATCTCCTATTATACCCGCTTGGTCATAATCAAGAAAAAAGTTCTTTCTTAGATGTAATGTTCCATCAGTATCATTATGTTGATGCACGGCATATTTTTCCTCAAGGGTTTTGAGTTTTTGTTCTAAACTATTTATTTTTTGTTCTAAGTTTTTATCCATATATCTTATACATTAGTATTTAATGTCTTTACATTGGCTATCAGATTGGTATCAATCGTTTTGATATTCGCCGCTACATTTGTATTGTAAGTTTTTAGATTCGCTGGGCCGACTACTACTGTATAAGTAACTACTAATTTAGGATCTTTCGTAGTTCCAGTTTCGTTAGCAAAATATCCACTGACTCTACCTGTCTTAATAGTTCCGGCGGCTGTTGGAGCAGAAGCCGCTACATCGTGATTTACATTTCTCGCTCCAAACTTTGAGATACCTGTTTTTGATACATTTGATATACCAGTTGCATTGAGGGTAAAATCATTGTAAGCAGTCGTTGAGAACCCTGCAAAAGTAATTGCCGTATCGCATTGAGCTGTTGAGCCAACTTGTGTGTAATCTGCATCTGCCTTTACTGTATTTGAAGCAGGGGTAGAAGTATATACATTTATATCAGGAGTTGATGGAGTAGCGAAGTCGTCAAGTTTACTTTCTCCGTAAAGAGAAATAACCGCCGCACTAATTGAAGCACTGCTAGTCAAAGCAGAAGTGTCAAAAAGGAAAATTGTCCTAATATTACTTCCAAACTGTGCGACTATACTAGACGACTGGAAACCACAAAACCAATCCCCACCTGCACCAACATACTGACTTCCATTTCCTGCACCTGCAATAATAGTCGCCCAAGTTTCACTTGTCACCACTCTATAAACCTGTTCATTCATAGCAGTTGAAGCAGGATTAGCTTGAGAATATACTGTTAAGGTATCAAAACCAAAACTTAATTTTGTAAGTGCTTCAACTCTATCTAACATAGCCCAGTCAAAAGCGTGGAGAAGATACCAGAGTGGTTTGAAGGCGTAATAAAGTCGTTTAGAAAACTTATCGTGGGTTCTAAAATCGGTTGTAATTTCTATCTTGTCGCCTATTTTTTTTGCTCCGTAAGAAAACGAATTGGGAGTGATTTGATTTATCTTCACATTACAATCATCTTTTCGTATTCGCATTACATAACGAAACCACACCCTAATAATAGGCGTATTCAAAAGCCAGAGAAGTTTCTGTTGATGTTTTGCAAACCAATTTTTGTCAAATACTATGTTCATATATTTATGCAACTGTCGTCTGACTATCCATTGAAGGATTGAAATATAACTCATCTGCTGTAAGTGCGTAGCCGACTCTACGAATCACATTGTCTGCTCCAGTTGGTATTGTAACTCTGAGTGCTCCTGGAGTTGTATCGTCAATATACATTGCCGAACCGATTGTCATAGCTGGGAATTTTGAAGCGGCTTGGATATTTCCCATCAAAAGCATTCTAGTAGCACTTCCATCTCCAGCCGCTGCTAAAACACACATACCAAGAAGTCTATCTGATGTAGTAACTGAATCAGCGTCTGTAAGTTCCCAACGAGAATCAGCCGCCGCAAGATAACATAGGTCTCCAAAAGCAAGAGTTGCTCCTGCTGTTCCAGTTCTAGTAATTCCTGTCCAAGTCTGGTCAGCTTGTGCTGGGTCAAGGTCAATAGAGGTGCTTTCAAGGAGGGTGACAATACCACTTATACTTGCAGCATTTATAACAGGAGCAGTCAAAGTTTTATTAGTGAAAGTTTGAGCTAAATCCAAAACCGCTAAAGTATCAGTTCCTGTAAGAAGTGGTAGATTTAGGGTTCTATCAGCCACTATTGCAGCAGCAGTTAAAGTATATTTGAAAGTATCAGCTGGATTTCTAATTGTAAGCCCAGAACTTGAATGAAGAATAACATTAAGTCCTGACATCGTTTTTACCCCTGTAATGGCTTCAGCGTTCCCAAGGGTAACCGCTACTCCAGCACTTGCAGGACCTGTAAGAACTCCTGCTCCAGCGGTAAATCCTGTAACAGTTCCAGCATTTCCTGATATAGAACCAGTGGCAGAGCCGATGTTTGGCGTAGTGAATACTGGACTTGATACTCTTGCAAATACTCCTGTGCCACTGCCTGTGTATTCAGCACTTGTCAAATGATAATACTCATTTGCTGTTCCACCTTGTAATCCTGCGAGATTGTTATGAAGCGTGACTAGAGGAGTAGTGAAATTAGTATTTCTTGCTGTACCATTATAAGTGACAGTTACCACTCTACTTGCCGTGCTAGTTACGAAACTAATTGCTCCTAATTTATGAGCTGTTGTAATCGTATATGCAGCGACTGCAAGTGAGATATTTATTTCTTGATAGTTTCCTGAACCAGTTGTGGTGCTGATGTCTGGTGACTCTCCGCTATTTACTACCAGTTTCCAAACACTAAAGGCGATCGTTGTTTCATTCGTATAAGTTGTCGGCACGGCTATCGTTACTACTGTATCGGAAGTTCTAGCCGTAATTCTATAAATACCCTGTGGAGTTTTTAAGTATGAGTCCGTCAAAGCCGTTCCACCTACATTTATTTTAGCCACCGCAAATGGAGTTCCACCTGAAGCTGTAAATGTTCTTGAAGTTCCAGCACCCGTAGAAGCTCCAGTTACTCCGCCTACTTCGTCTAGGACTGCATAGACACCTCTGCTTATTGTAGTTATGCCTGGGGCATTATTGATATTCGCCCACATTTGAAATGTCCAAACACCTCCGTCAATGACTGTCCTGCCTAAAGCTGTATCATAGAGCCAAGCGGAGTATGGAATTGGCGTAGAAGCACTATCTCCTGTGCCTGTGATAGTTTGTTCTGCTGTTACTACTGGAGTCTTTGAAAGAGTTAAAATCTGCGTGATGTTGTTTGTTCCAGCCGCTACCAAAGATGGTGTAGCGTTATAGAAAGCAATACCGGGTCCAGCTGAAGATGAACCGACAGGGCTATTGACCCAAAAAGTGCCGTTATATCTTAAAAAATCATCAAGTAATGGAGTAGTAATAGTCACATCAGTAAGATTATCAAGAGACAATACTGATTGGTCGTGTATATCTAAAGTAATAGAACCAGTCACAGCGTTATCAACCATTACTGTTCCAACTTCAATAGTGAGACTAGGAGATGTTGGTGCAGTAGCAGTTAAAGCTCCAGCAACTGAATCAGATAAATATAATATGTCTCCTGCTGAAAAACTAGATGTATCTAAATTCTGTGCTAGACCATTCATTTGCACAGTCCCAAAACCACCAGCAAGGGCTTCAGTAATTATTATTCCAAATATATTAGCAGTTGCTACAACATCAGATTTTGATAAATTAACAGAAGGAAATCCATTATCTTGTCCTATAATATAGACAGCTTGTCCCTTTGTCATAGTAGAACCTGTTGGATTAAATACTCTTTGCACTAAATCTCTTGCATATGCTAATTGAAGACCAGATGAAGTAAGTTGAACTAATCTTGTTATTCCACCAGCGTCTTGACCGAAGAATCTGACAAATCCAGCAGCCGGGGTAGATGGAGTAGCAATACCAGCAAATTGTGCATAAGACCCTATTGTTACAAAATCTGTAACCGCAACCGATGTTGGAGTAATAGCTCCAAGGGTCAAGGTAATTGCTGGAGTAGAAGTTGGGTTAGCAACCGAACCAGAGATACCATTTGCTGTTGTAACCGAAACCGAAGTTACTGTTCCAGCACCTGCACCATCAGCTCCTTTGGCACCAGACAAACCAATATTCCAATCTGTAAATGTTCCCGCACCCCCTATTGCCACAACATTTACTGTTACAGAAGGTCCTGCATAAGAAGTAATCTGTCCGGTCATGAAATTAGAAACATCGGCATCGCTGGCAATTATAAGCCAATCGCCGACTATCCAAGCATTTGTTGCGAGCACTGAAAATACTTTAGAACCAATTCCAATAGTATTGCTCGTAACACTTGTATCATCTATAGTTGGAGTTGCACCCGTGGCTCCAATAGCACCGACATCTCCTCTTGGAATTGTAAAATCAAATATGGCAGCACTTGTAGTTCCGGAATTAACTACTGTGGCATCAGTTCCCGGAGCCCCCGTAGTTGTAGTTCCGACATCTACAGTTGCTGAAACAGCTATTCCTGTTATAGAAAGTATAAGTCGCCCAGTAACTGGGTCAACTCTTAACATTCTCACCTCTTGAGCGGCATCATCTGTGATTCCACCCAATACTGTGATAAAATTCTGGTCTCTTTTTAGTATTTCGTCTGCCATATATTTTTTATTATGTAAATTGTCCTAATAAATTACCATCTTCATCTGTTCTTATTGGAACTAAAGTTACTCCGTCTACACTTGATATTCCGTAAAATGTTGGTTTATGATTTTCATCTCTTTTTACAACTGTTGCTGGTGTTGGTATCAGTGAATCTGCTATTGCTGCCACAAGAAGTCTATTTGTCGTTGGGTCAACGCGAAGCATTAAAATATCAGTTCCGGCCACATTATCAATTCCAGCCCCTACTGTTCTATGATTACCTTCTCTTTTAATGATTTCGCTTGACATATTATTTTTCTAAAACTACTAAATGAGCGGTAGCAGCTTCTTCAATAAAGTTTGCCGTTGTTGCTCCTGTTGGAATCACAAACAAAACCGTTGATTCTGGTGCAATGAACTCATCAAAAGCACTAGAACTCGCTGTTGCTCCCCATTTTAAGAAAATTCCTTTCAATAAAGCTGTAACAACTATATATTTAGTTGCAACATTTAATGTAATTGCAGTTGAAGAACTGATTGATGCATCATATGTTGCTACTAATGTTGGACTCTTAACATTTGTATAGTATTTATCCATTTTTTTGTTTCTTATTTAATAATTCTATTGCGACCTTAATTTGGCTTTGGCGGCTCTCAATAAGTGTCTTTTCTTTTTCAATCTTTTTAAGTGCTGCTTTAATTCCTTTCTGTTCATTTTCAATAATGGTTCTTTCGGTATTGATATTTCTTCTAATTTCGGCAAGTTCTCCGTGTTGTCTGGCAACTTCTCTATCCCAAGATTCACTTCTGGTGTTGAAATCAGTAAGGAGGTCTTGGAACTTTCCGTGGGCTTCCAAAACAAATCCCGTAAAGCTTGAAATAGTTTGGCAAAGTTTATGTATTTCATCGTAATTTTCATGGGTTTTAATTAATAAGTCCTTACTATCCTCAAGAATCTTCTCTATACCGTCTAACGCTTTCTTTTCTCTTTTATTTAGGTATGTACTTTCATCTGTTTTTAATTGTGTAAGAACATTTCCAGCTTCACTGATTTTCAATCGGGTATCAGCCAATTCTTTCATTATATCCATTTTTTCTTTGTCTAATTCTTGAATGTTTAACATAAAGTTGTGCTGGGGCTTGCACCCAGTGTTGTCTCTGCACACAACTTGCGTCATTATGCGAGCAACTTTTCTAAATCTACTTTTTTACTTCGCTTGTCGTGCTTAATTCCACGCTTTTCAAGCTCTGTGATAACTTCCTGTTTATCTTGGAAATTAAGCACATTATTAAGTGGAGGCATTACAACAGTTTGAGCACCTTCTGTTGATTTTACTTCAACCTTTGGAGTAAGTGAACCTAGTTTTTCTTCAACTAACTTCCTATACTCTTCAACTTTTGCCATTAGTTTGTCTGTTTCAGACATACCAGCTGGCTTCTCTTCAGCATAAAGTTCTTTTATAAACGAATTGGCAAGTTCGTCTAACCTTTGCTGACTCCAAATGGGAACCCCAGTTGGAACACCTTTTTGGTCTACTGTCGCGGCTTCTGAGGTATTTAATACCCTTTTAGCTAAATTGCGTGACAATAGATGTCCAACGTGATAAGGAAGAATGAGAGTTTCCCCCGCTTCTATTCCCATACCACTTTTACCATTAATTGGCCGACCATCATACATACACCCCATTTCTGAAGTGAAACCAAATAACTCCGAGTTGTGAAAAGAGACAACTTTGAAATCATTTGGATTTGAAACTTGTGCGTTTTGCATAAAGTTTTTATCCTACTTACTAATAATCAGGGCTTCGTCCTTCCCTGTACAGAAACTAAATGTTCTGTGTCCGACTCTTCGCGTCGCCGAAGAGCCAAGACAAAACACTAGCGAATAAAGTAACGTACGAGTGCACCTTGGTCAGCACCAGCATTAGCAACAATAGCATATCCAAGAGATTGTTCATCAAAATCTCCCTTAGCTGTTGTACCAACTTGAACTTGACCAACAACATCGTCTCCTGTTACAAAACTTTGACCTACAACAAGAGTGAAGTTACCTACTACACAACGCCCATCACCATTTGTCAGCAACCAACCATAATCACCGGCTGAAGCGACAACTTGGTTTGAACCTTGAGCCATTTGTACTTTTGAAGTTACAGCGGCTGGGTCCACTTGTGACATATTCATGATAGTTATATCAGAATCTACCACAGAAAGCGCGGTTGCAAGAGCTGTCTCAGGATAAAGTGTCAACACTGTTGCACTATTTGTCCTGATTTTGAAAGTCTGACCTACACCAGTACCATCATCAACAACTCCAATACCATCTTCAAATGCACCGACAGTAAATGCAGAACCTGCATCAGTAAGATACACAATTCTGTTTTGACCATCTATACTTGAAGACCAAGTGTCCGCAGAAACTACTGCAATAGGGACGCAAACGTCACTATTTACAGCGGCCACGCGAAACTTTACAAACTGCCATTCACGTCCATCGGGAGTAGAAGCTCGTTGTCCAAGCTTAAACTCACCTCTTTGCGTTATGGTCTGATAAACACTTTGAAACGAAATCTGATTCATATATTTATTTCAGGTTTTCGGCTCTTAACCTAGACCCGTTCTGAGGCATCGCCTCATTAATTAATAATACTAAGTAGCTGCAATTATCGCAAATCCTTGATTTGCAGTATTTACAACTGGCATCGTAACAAACAAATTAGTATACACATCTGTCCAGTCTGTAGCACCATAAACCATACAATCTTGTAGGAATATAGTTCCATTTCCTGTTGCAGACAACTTCATCGCTATCGTCATTGCCGTAGAACTTGCAAGAATAGGATTTATAAATGAACAACCCTTAAAAATCAAAGAACGTTCATTACAATTTCCTGTATCTGCCTTCACAAACAATGGTCCAGCATTATCATTGAATGTTGGAAACAAACAATTAACAAACTGGTTTCTTGGACAAGTGCCTGTAAGTTCAAGATTTGCACTAGCTGCACTTCTTGTAAAGGTATCTACTCCAATAGTACAACCTACAAACAAATTCTCTTCACCTGCTGTTAACACCAAAGCTCTCCAAGCTGTATCATTTCCAGCTGTGTCATTTGTTGACCCTTGAATATGACAACCTTCAAAATAGTTACGAGAACCAGTTACATTAAACATAACATTCATATCTTCCGATGTAGCAAATGTAATGTTCTTAAATATACAACCATTCTCTGAAAGTGTAAAACAAGGGGAAACAACCGCAGAACTGAAATTCATACCTGCTCTTGGGGCAAATGGAACAGGAGCCGCATTACCAACTAAGTGGGTAAATCTCTTTGCCCAAACAATTGCTGCACCCTCTGTTGTTCTACCCGTACCGCCTGTTGGTGTAATTAACACCACATCATTTTGCCCACTAACTGCAACGCTATAAGCTTTAGCGACAGTTGCGAAAGCATCATTTTGTGCTGTTCCACCATTAGCAGTATCACTTCCAGCTGTTGGGTCAACGTAAATTACATTGCCAACGTATGGAAGTCCTAACATGCCAGCAAGGTCTTGGGGCAAAATCTTTGCTCCGTAACGTAATGCTGGGACATAATCTCGTAGTAACATATAATTTTTTTCTCTCTGATGTAGTCTTGAAACTCACCGTAAAGAGTAATTATAAAACCTAATAATACTAATCCACATCATGTGGAGGGGTGACACTTCCACCTCCCACCACTTCTTCTGAAGGAGCAACAGGAACAGATTCCTCAACTACTGCCTCTTTAACTTCTTCCACTGGAGTTTCAGCTACTGCTTCAACTTCAGGTTCTACTATTTCATCGGGCATAGAATTAAAGATTAACTAATAATTTAGGAAGCCCCTGCTAGCTGCCCTTGTAACCTACATGCCGTAGCACAGAAGTTACCTGCATAAATCAAGTAACCAACCTTTGTAAGCTGGTCAACTGGACTCATCATTTTTCTAAACTGAAAACCTCTCGTTGACTTAACATTTCCGGGTACTCCACTTGGAACAGCATCAGATGTTTTCTTGAAGTTAGCTGTCATGATATTTTCATCTTGATAGTTAAATCCAACGAAACCGAATCCTTTACTATTAACAAGGAAGAACTTACCGCTTGGGACTTGTTCGTCCTTTGCAATAGGCATTCCACGAAAAGCCAAATAAACGAAACCTTGCTGTGCTCCCAAACCCGGAGTAGCTGGTACTCCTCCCCAAGCATTCATTCTAGGATAACCTGAGGTTGAAAAGTTTGCTTTAACAGTAGGAGTCAAAAGAGACTCATATGTTGACCAAATTGACTTGGTTGTGAAAGCGAGGTCTGGACTATCTACACCAATTGTTACAGCATCACTAGCTGTAGCAAGTTTAGCAAGAGTTAAAGTTCCTGTTGCGGCAAGATAATATCCTGACCAAACTGGATAAGTTGCACGTGCTAGACCTCCGTAAGAAGCAAATAATGTTGAATCACTTGCTGCATTATTAAGAGAATCCCAATCATTACCTGTTCCGTTACCGGTATACAAGTTTTGAGCCATAAGATTCATAAGAGATTGGCCTTGTGAATCAAACTCTGTATCAAGAAGATTAACAATTTGTTCATCTCCCATATTTACAGTTGTTTCTGCAATAGCAACTACAACTGGTTTATTGGCAGCTTTCAAATTGAATTCTGCTTGCACACGAACATTCTGGCGGTCTGTATCTAGTTTGTCAGCAATTCCCATGTTACCACCGTTTGTGGTGTCTTGGTACTTGATAGCAAACTTATAGGAGGTACCACTTGTCCACTCCTTTGGTGTTTGAAGAAAAGTCATAAGACCCGGTGTACCAGTGGTAACTTGGTCAAAAACTTTCTTCAAGATGTACTCACGAGTTGTCGTGGTTACTGCTTGGTTAAAAATCATAAATTATTTCAAACTACGCAAAAATTCTACTGCATTCCCAAAATCGCTTGGGTTTGGACTTGTACCTGTCGCACCGGGTTTAATACTAACCGGGTCTGTTCGCTTTTGGATATTATCAGCAGTTACTTTTTGTGCCTTTTTAATATCCTCAGATATGTCTTTCATATTCTGATAAGCAAGTTTTAGGTCTCTAAATCCATATTTATTAGCATGTAAGAACAAAGCGTTTTCATTGAGTGTCGCATCAGTTGCTTTGAGTTCACTGAGTTGTCCTACAACCATGTCCTCAATCTTCTTTTGCGCATCAACACGTGCCTGTTCTGTTGCCTCTAAATCACCCTTTACCTCTTCCTTAGCTATGGCTATTAGCTCAGCATAAGTTTTTGGTTGCCATTCTGGGTCTTCATAAACCTTTGGCGTAGGTTTATTATCTGGTAATATCTCAGTCTTTTTAGCAAGTTCCTGAGATTTGCGGGTATAGTCTGGCATGAATTTTTCTTTCCATTCCTGACTAAGTGTCGCCGCGTCTACCTTTCTACCATCAGGAAGTTCAAATAACTCCACCTCTGGCTCAGCGGGTTTCGCTGGTTCCTCTTTTTCGGCTGGAACTTCCGGTTTCGCTGGTTCACTTGGTGCATCAACTGGCACATTACCATTATCTGCACTGGGAGCCGCATCTACTTTTTCATCTTCCATAAGTTTATTGACTGATTTGCTTTCGCTTGGTCTAAAGACTGCGACAACAAAACTTGGTCTCAATTATGTTATTAAGAAGAAGTTTAACGACATTCTACAAGTCATATTTAATTATTAAAGTCCTTTCTTTTTCGCATAACTGTACGCTATTGCTAGTTTCTGTTTTTGTGGACGATTCTCATTAGCCATAATATGCATCTTACGGGATATGAACTTTTCTTTTTCACTTTGCTTTTTCATTACCTTTATTTTTAGCTGCTATCTCTGCTAACGACTGCGACTTTTCAGCCATTGTTTGTCCATGTTCTTGTCCTTGTTTTTTGAGTCCAAATTCACTCTTCTTACTTTCATTTTCTGCAATCTTTTCAGCTATTAAAATAGCAGGGTCAGCTTTAATCTCTATTTGAGCAAGTAATTGTTCTTGGGCATCGGGTGGTAAATCAGCGTAATTTATTGTAACATTTGGTGGTTTCTTTTCAGTCTGTGGAGGTTGTAATTTAGCAATTTCTTCTGGTGTAAGTCCAACCGCTACAACTGGATTTATTTTGAAAGCTATGGCATTTTTAGCAAGGTCCTTAGCATTATCATAATTCTCTCTTTCTAAATAATCAGTAAGTCCTAAAGCTCCTTTTTCAAAATCATTTTGAGCTTGCTCAAACTTAAACTCATCATCTACTGGCAAACTCTTACCAGCTATAATCTTTACTTCAGAACCAGTCTCAAAATCATCTTGTATAAGCTCTATAACCTCTCTGGCTCCTTCTTTTCCCATCCACTTAGCATAATGATACTCAGTGTATCGTGTCTTAGCCATCTGCATTCCCCAATCAAATATCTCCTTAGCAACATAATCCCCAACTTGAATAAGTTCATTCAAACGAAGATATGACTGCTGAATAAGTGCTAATCGTCCGGCTTTTGTTTCTTGACCCTCACGTTCACCTCTAAAAGCAGAAGAAGCAGCCATGATATTGTCAATCTCAGAACGAGAATCAATCATGTCATCAAAAACCATCTGTGGAAGTCCATTTGCTGTTTCACGTGTAACGCCATCTTTGACACCTTTACCCCAAATTATTCCACGTGTTTCCCAACGAATTCTTTGAGCATCAGATTTACCCATAACTGAAGCATCAACCTTTACAATACCGTTGACTAGCTCACAGTTTTCGTCAATGTCCATTTTTCGCTTATCTATTCCCTTCTGCAATTGAGCAGAAAGGGTAATCATATCAGTCCTACCTATTGGAGTATTCTCATTATTGAAAATTGTAGCAATTATGTATGGCTTTCTTGGGTTGTCAAAGTAATTGAAATAATACGACTTATATTTCTGGTCTTGACTCAGTGAAGTCGGCTCTCCTTCTGCTGGTGCAATAGGAGGTTGTTCACCTTCTACTGATTCAACGTTGGGAGAAGCCGCTACTTTTCTTTGGTCTTGTTCAAGTTTTGCCCGTTGTAACAACTGCCTACGAGCATCACCTTCTAAACCCTTATCTCCGGTCAACTGTGATTCCTCTTCTTCTGTTATCAAGATACCGTCCCAGTCCCAATATGGGTTCTTAATCGTATCTAAAATTATAGTGTCCAACTTAAAAATAACATATTCATTGTTAATCCAAGCTTCCTTGTATTTTACATCTGGATTCTTTATGTAAAGATTCTTCTCCCCTTCATCACCAACAAAACCATATCTTTCCATTAATTCATCTTTCTTCTTAGGAAAACGTTCTATAACAGCACAAAGATTGTCCTTTATTTCCTCAATTGCAAACTCTGAGTCCTGTTCTTTACGGGCATATTTAGCCACTCTTACTTTTCTTGGGTCTACTGCACGATAGTCAAAATCATTTATAATTGGATTCCAAAATGCCTTAATAACCATCAAACGAGCAAAATACAAATTCCTATAAGCCATTCGGGTTGTCTCTTTAACATTCAAATCAAGATATTTCTTTCTAAAAAAAGATTCAAGCTTACGTGCAAACTCTTGTGCTGTCTCACCATCTCTACTTGGTAAAATGTTTACACCGGGTGGATTAGCTATAAGTGAATTAATAACAGATTCCATATTCACAAAAATTCTGTTTGCTTGAACAGTGTATTTTAATCTTGGTGCAGGAATATGTTGTAACCAATCTGCTTTATTGGCGTATATTGCTGTATTTTGTTTATAAGTTTGTTCAACTATTTCCCAGAGTTCTTTAGAAGAATCCCAACGATTCTCAACAAGTTGAGCTTTTGCTGTATCATCTAAAGTTGTTATATCAATTTTACTCATATTTTATAAAAAAAAGACGGACCGAACTTCGGTACGCCTTTTTGCTTTTGTAAGTTTAGGCAGAAATTATTTAATTGCTTATATTATATGCCCATATGCCACACAAAGAAAGCTTTGTAAAGCATTTTTCATCATTTTAACACATTAATTGGTATTAGTAAAGTTGACTGTTGATAAATATAACACATCTGCTCTTGTAATTGTCTTCAAAAACCCTTTATTATCAAAGTGAAGTGTTACCGCGGCTCCTTTTTGTTCAAACACTTTCTTCTCTACCAGAAGATTAAAAATATCATAGTACCTCTGAAATTCCAAGAAGAGTTTTGCATCATTTGGGAGCATATATACTTGTACTTGTTCTTCATTCATTGTTTTCCATAAATGCTTTAGTGATATCATAAACATTATCCGCACCCAAAACTGACAGCAAATCTGATTTTATAACTTGTCCATAAAATACTCCAGCACCACTGCCCTGCATTGCGAGATATGAATACAAATCCGCAAAAACATAGTGGTCCTCGCCTGTTGTACTTGCCCAGATGTACCTCTCAATGCCCTTGTTGTTGACCACCTTCTCACGTCTCAATGTTTCATAATGTTTGATATACAATTGAAACTCAGCATCAGTCGCAAGTCCTATCAAATGTCTTGCTTCAACCATATCAGTTAAATGTCGGTCAAGGATTCTGTCTCTATGTGAATATACAATTCCTTTCTTATCACCTTCTCCCCACCACACAATTGTCTGTGGATTGTTTGCATTCTCCATGAAGAAAGACATCTGCATAAATGGATATTTATCCACAATATATTTTGCAAGCGTATTATCAGGCATCGCATCTATCACTCCAGCTGTTGGTTTCCAAAATTTTATAAGGTCATCTATCTCATCTGGATTTCTAAGTCGTCCTATTTTTAGTAAACCCTTCTCAGAACGAACAACATAATGCTTAATGTTGCCCACATCAATACCAAGAAATATATATTGACCAACTAATGACTTTGGTGTCCAAAGGTCTAGAATCGTCGTTCTGGACACACTCAAATCACCCGGACTATATGTCTTACCAAGTACAAAGTTATTAAAATATGCCGGGTCTCCTTGACTGTCCTCTATTAACTCTTCAGCACTAATCCAAGCACACATCAAATGGGATATGTGATAGCCAGATATTTTACTTCCGGGGTTCTGTGCTACCCAATCACCTCTTCTTCTAACATTGTCATCTATTGATTTCTTACAAGACCGACAAATATAACACTTCTTCTCCATGTCTAAACTATCAGGCCAAATAAGAAAATGTTTATCTTTGCAATGAGGACAAGTTATTATCCATTCTTTCTGGTCTGACTTCTGCCATGCTAAGTCCAACTCATCTCGCTCGGTTCCGGGGTTACTGAAGAGCCATCTACCTTTATACTGGGAAGCCTTAGTACGAGACCGATAAGTTTCAAGAGCCAACTGGTCGGACCGAGAAACCTCATCATGCACAAGTAAATCTGCAGTAGTAGAAATCGCAGCGGTTTTGGAAACTGTTCCTTTACAGAAAAGGAAACGGTCATTAATTTCTTTTCTTTCAATTGAATCAGTGTCCATTCCTTCAAATTCATGTTTGTTTGCTTGAATTATTTTGTTAAGTTTTGAGGACACGAACTCTGAGGTGTCAGAATCAGTGGGGAAAGTGTAGATAACATTGAACCGCAAATACTTGATGGCAAAGAGAACTTTGAGGATAAAACTGATGGACTTACCAACCTGAGCACAAGCCATACACACAATGTTAGGACTAAAATCAGTAAGTATATCAATGAGAAAAGGCCTATCTTTGAAATCAAAAGCTTCACCCTTTTCTGAAACGATACCTTCTGACGTAAGCCATTCAAGAATACTATAATACTGTTTTTCATTTTTGTTTGACATCTTCATCTATTATTACGATAGCTGTTTCAATACTAACTAATGATGATGTAATTGCGACTGCAGATTCCAATGCAAGACGAAGAACTTTATATGGGTCAATGATGCCTGCCTCAAACATATCCACTAATTCTTTTGTCATAAAGTTAACCCCGTAATTTGAATTTAACAACGGTTTATTTGCTTCTTGAACCATTCCAAGAACTTTGTACCATTCCATTCCAGCGTTTTCAGCCATTTGTTTTATTGGAGCAAAGAGCATGTCCCTAAATAAAGGTTCTTTAATTTGTAAATAAGCCAAAGCCACACCACCACCAGCCACGATACCCTCTTGTAAAGCCGCTTGGGTTGAAGCAATTGCATTGTTGAACTTATATTTCTTGGCATTAAATTCTGTATCAGTATAAGCTCCAACTCTAATAACACCAATACCACCAGTCAAACGAGCCAATCTTTCACTTAAAATCATCTTCTCATATTCACTAATTGAATCAGTAATTTCACTCTTCAATACTTCTATCCGAGTATTCAACACATTCTCATCTGATTTACCACCAATTATAATTGTACTATCTTTAGTGACTATTACCTTCTCTGCTCTACCGCATAACTTGACATCAGCTTCTTCTAATTTCATACCCATTTCTTCTGATATAACCGTGGCCCCAGTTAATGCCGCCATATCAAATAAAAAATCTCTAGCCCTTGATGCAGAATAAGGATTTGGTATACAAGCAATGTCTGCTATCTTTTGTTGATGATTAGCCGCAAGAGTTGCAAGTGCAACACCATCTATCCCATCAGCTATAAATAAAATATCGTGTCCGGTTCCGATAGTATTCAAAAGATTCAAAACTTGCGGATTAGTGCTTATCTTTCTATCAACCAAGACGATATATACATCCTCTAATACGCAGCTTTGTGCTTTGAAGTCATTAATAAACCAAGGAGAAATTAGACCTTTATCAATCTTAGCACCTTTGACCACCTCCTTGAAGTAACCGAGCTTAGGACCTTTCTCAACTGTTATCACGCCATTGATGCCAACGTCCTTGATTATTTCAGCGATTATCTTTGCTATTTCAGGGTCAAGGGACGATATAGTCGCAATCTGCTCTATCTCTTCTTCTGTCACATCACGCTTTATTTTAGATAATTCTCCAAGAATCTCGGTAAGTCCCTTTTCCAGTCGCTCTTTAACTTCTCTAATTCTTGACGAATCGTTAAATATCTCTCTAAATGCTGCTTCAACAAGGGTCTGGGTAAGGATAGTAGTCGTTGCAGTTCCATCTCCTCCTTCTTGCGAAGTTCTAAGCGCTGCCTTACGTAACTTTTGTAATCCAAGTTGCTCATAGTGGTCTTTGAACTTAAGATTTTTTAATATAGTAACACCATCGTCACACTCTATCGGGTCCAGTCCCGGATATTCTATAATCGCTGACATGCCTACAACACCAAGAGTTGGCCTCACTGCGTTAGCCGCTTTGTCAATACCAGCTTTTATTCTAAGTCGTGCCTCATTACTAAATGTTATTTCTTTATTTGGTTCCATAATTATAATACTGCTAATACATCTTTTCTATTAATAAACTTTCCTTTTTTACCTTCAAATATCTCTATCTCGTGAGTATCTGGAGAATACTTTGCAAAAATAACCGTATCACCTATTTCCACACGTCTATCACCCATAAACAATGGAGCAGTTGATAAGCCGACAACTTTCGCTTTGTATATAAACTCATCTTGCACATTAACTGTCTTAAAACCTTCTGTTTTCTTTTCTTCTAACTTTTCCACTAAGATATATTCATTTGATATATTCATTGTCTTACTTTACCATAAAGCATATTAAATCCAGTTTCAAAAGGTTGAATTATATCCCTAAAATGATTACCTCTATCAAGCGCAACAAATCTAGACTTCTGCCAAAATCCATCTCGCTGCTTATCGGTAATAAAACGAATACACCAATGACCTTTGAAACATTTTGTCTTGTAAAAAGCGATTAATTGATTAGATGACCAGTCGTCCTCAATTTGTTTAATCGCTATACTCTTGAAATCTTTTTTACACTCTTCACACCAGAAGTCGGTTAAAACTATATCTTTATTATCTCGTATGAGCTCATTTCTCTCTTCTATAGCTTTTATTCTGTTCTGGTGATATGTTCTATCATTTGACCGCTTTTCTTGCCCCTCAATCAATTCTTGAATGTGGTAATGGTCTTCAATTAAAGGATGTGGAGTTTGCTCAATTTTCATAACTGGTCTATAACTAAAGTCAAATGATAATTAAACGATTCTGGACATTGATAGATTCTAAACTTACGACTGCTTATTCTTGATATTTTCTTTATTTCTTTCTTAGCTCCAGCTTTACTATAACTTGCTTTCTCACATGTACATTTTTTCATAATCCAAAGATTCCTTTAATACCTTTCTGCTCATTCTCAAAATCCTTAAATTCTTCTTGTGTTCCTTGACCAATGAATACGACCTTTTCATCTTCATTTGGAATATCCATCATGTCTTTATCTGAAAGCTTCATAAATTCTTCCATTGCAACTTTATCTTTTCTTGCAAGTTGCCAAAGTCGTTTTAATTGTTTGAATGGATTACGCATTTGAATCTATAAGCTTTGCTTTAATTTCCTTATTGATAATTGCTATACGTTCCTGAGTATCTTTAGCAAATAGAAAGTTATATGTAACCATTTGCGGGGTTCTAACTAGGTTAGCTTCATCTCCATAACGTCCTCTAATTTTGTATGCTTTATCTAAAGCTTTATCTCTAGCCATGTTATCTGCAGCCCAAAAATAAACATGTCTTGCTGTATTTCCGTGAACAATCCTTCTAACAACACAATTAACCTCTTTAAGCATTTCTATAATTTCAATATCTGTTAAAGTGGTTCTTTCTTTATATTCTTCAGGCAACTCATTCTCACCCATATCTTCTATATCTTCTTGTTTCCTTGTTACTATAGCACCAGAAAGATTTATATCATCTTCACCTTCTGGACCTAACGGAAACACCATGTGGTCCATTCTAGTTGCATTCATAAGTTCTAAATGCTTTTTAACAACTGTTTCTTCAGGTAAATGTTTATCAATTATTTGCTTAAATGTTTCTTCAGCTTCAATTACAGCTTCTATTATTTCTGACTTCTGCATAAGTTCAGTTGCAATACTATGTGCTGTTCTCGGATTGATAGTATCAAAATTATTCATTACGGCTTGTTTACGGTCACCGGTAATAACCAAATCCTTTACGAATCCTTTTCTTTTCTTTGTCAATTTAGGTTTTTTGACCTTCTTCTGTTGTATTATTTTCTTTTCCATCATCTTTTACTAAAAACGGTGATATAATCTCTTCTCTCTTTAATAATTCAATTTTACTTGAAACACCAATTTCAGCATTATGCTTAATTAATAATGTTTGCAAATCTTTACTTAATGCCTCAAACTCTTCTTTTGTCATTAGTCTTGTTTTCATTGTAATTTTGCAATAACCTCATCTATTAATTCACTTTCACCAATTTCTGGTATGTATATAGTCGCTTCCAAAAACTCTTTTATTTTAGGTTGATTAGCAACTGGTACTTCCACCTCTTCTTCTTCAAGAATCTTTATTTCTTCTTGAGCTTTATCATAATCTTTTTTATCTGGAGGAAATTGATATTCATTACCCATTACAATTGGTTCACCTTTATCATTTTTAACACAAAATTCAAGATATATCTTTTTACGAGCTTCTTCAAAATCATGTAAAGCATCAAAAAGACCTTTGGTAAGAACTTGGTCTCGGAGACGTGCATCAGCCAACTTGAGTGGTTTTGTTTGCCTTAAAGCTTTATAAAACGAAACGAGTAGTTTTTTCTTTAATGTCATTATTTTTTATATTTTTGACTAATAATGTTTATTATACCATAATTCTGAAAGTAAATACATAAATGTTAGTAACTTATTTGAACCATTTATAATATATTTGTCTCTCGTTTGCTTTAACAATAAGGACCGGGAGACCGACCTGAATTCTCTCCCAGTTCATTATCATTCGTCCCGTTCTTCCATTTCCATCAACAAACGGGTGAATCTTCTCATATTTAACATGATGTTCTTTGATTATTCTTTCAAGAAAGATTATTGATTCATTCTTAGTATGGTCAACAATATCATTGATATTCATTACAAGATTAGCAAGTGTTGTTGGAATAATACTTGCATTCAATGCCTCATGATTCGCGATATATACAGGTACAATTCTAAGATAACCCTTTTCATTTGGTCGTAATCCGGGTTGATGAAGCATTAAAATCTTGTGGGTCTTAAGTATGTCGTGAACTGACAACTTTTTTACGTTTTTAAGATAGTTCCAAGCATAAAGAGCTTGTTGTAAAGAGTCCTCATCATGGACATCTTCAATTGCATTGCTCTCTTTCAAAAATTCTTCTATGTCATTGTCTATTTTGTTTGGTTCCATTCTTTTCGGCTTATGCCATTTTTAACTCTTTTAACCTTTATATTTACCTTTCCTAAATTCACATCACAATCATCAAATGCAATATCTATATCATCACTCTTTTGCTTTATTCGGACCTCGCATGGGTCAAGTCCGAGCTTCTCTGCCCAAGTAGCAGCCCAATCAAGCCCAGACCCGCTCCATACAACCATCTCACACCCTTGAAGCTGAAGCCATTTGTATACTAGTATTGTACCATAATTCGGAATATCCCGTTTGCTTTCTATAGCGACCCCGGGAATTATCAAACAATCATCAACATCAAAAGCGACTTTCATAATTAACTCTTTGGTCCAATTTGCTCTCCGACCGGTACACCACCTTCTTTTAGTTTCTTTTCATCTGTCAACACAGCAAGCACAACAGAAGTAAGAATACTAATAATTACAATAACAACCATTAACTCAAGTACAGTAAATCCTTTTTTCATATTAGTTATTTAGATTTATAAATGGAACACTGGAACCGGGAATCATTTGCATAGGAAGAATTCCATTCCAACGTTCTATTGCTTTTAATTTCACATAATCTTCACCACCTTGAGCCGCAAGAGATTGAGATTGAATTCTTTGCGCTTCAGCTGTAGCTTTAGCAGTCTCAATTGTTTGCTGAGCTTCAAATTTAATTTGTTCTAATTTATTCTTTGCTGCTTCTGCATTTTGAACTGCTGTTACTTTTGCCTCAATAGCTTCTGTAAACGACTTTGAGAATTCAAAATTAGTGATATTTACTCTTTCTATGGTAACAAACTGAGTTGAAAGTCTTTCGTTGATGACAATCACAACTTTATCTGTGAACTCAGCACGCTTAGTAACAAGCTCTTCTGCTGTGAATTGAGATGCTACCGCTTTAACCGTGTCTCTCACTGCTGGTCTAATAATTCTCTCTTCATATTGGTCCACTGTTCCATATTGCTGATAGATTGTCTGTACTTTTGATGGGTCAAGTCTGTAATTGAGCACAATTGCAATCTTAACGTCCTGTAAATCTTTTGAAGCAGAATACAATGGGTCTTCTAATTCATACTTAACCGTTTTAGTCTGCACATTCATTACATTGACTTTTTCTATAATTGGAAGTTTGAAATAAAGTCCTTGCTCTACTAATCCAACAACAGCACCAAATCTTGTTTTAACTCCACGTTCTCCGGCATTGATAGTCCCCATAGAACCAAATAACACAATTAAAATAATTAAAATAATTAAAATAATAATTGCGTGCCTTACAACTTTCCAAACATCTAATTGACCATCTGTTTTTGTATATTTCATTTTCTTTTTAATTTCTTTTGTTAATTGCTTCTAATAATTCTTTGATGTCTTGTTACTTCATTTGTTCACATTTTGATATAACCTGTCCAGTCTTCCCAAGATTGTTATCAACCACAGAAAGCAAGACTCCGTCCTTTCTCACAGTTAGTATAGGTTCTACTTTTATTTCATACATTCTAGTATTGTTAATTTTCTTATAATATCCGACCTTTTTATTCCGAACCGTATTTCAGTGACCACCAGAAGCACTTCCCAAAACTCTTTGCATCATCGCAATATCTGTAGAACCAATAGAGGTCTTGATTCGTTTTGAGTCCAGCATCAGCCATCTTTATTGCGTACACAGAAGGCTTCAATGGATTAAACCCAGCAAAAGTTCTTTCTTGATTAAGACGGTCCACAAACTTTTTGACTATCTCAGCCCTTTCACTTTGTTGAAAACCATCGTTCTTTTTTCCTATTTGGTATTCTTTAAATATATCATTAATTTGATTCATAAAGCATATCCCCCCTTATTATCCCTTGATATGGGGTAATTCCTGTAACTTATGTCGCGGCCAAGTCCTTATCTATCTATCAGTGGGGTTCCCAATTGTTGTCTGATAATATCTTTGGACAAAACTTACTTCATAAAAAGCAGGCAAGGTCGCTGGTCGTAAGGGGGCAACGTTGCCAGCACTGTTGTCTACCTTCTATGAAGTTCTAAGAAGAAGTTTTTTCGGTGATTCCCCTTATAGCACCGTTGGTCTGCTACAAAACAACAAAAAACCGCCCCTAATTTAATAGGTAGCGGCTTCTCGCTTTTTCATGTTGAAAGAAAAAGACAGATATATTTTGCCAAAACTTAAACACAATACATTTGTCTTTTCTTTTTCTATCAACATTTGATAATTATAATATGAATTGAAAACAAATGTAAATAGGGTAGTGTTAGTATCTTTGTTGATAAGAGACTTTTAGAGACTTTTTTGGACTTTCCAAACGGACCTTTGTTTATATGCTCCGTTTGACGCCATAGTGAGGTAACTTGGACTAACACTGTATAGTATGTACATTATGTACACTATATGATAGTATATATATGGAGGCAGTGGTCGTGGCTTCCTTAAAAATAAGACCAATAAAAATTATGAAAGATAAAAAATTTAAGTGTGTATTGTGTAAGAAAATGAGTGTTGGGTTTGGTAACAATCCGGCTCCACTAAGTTTGAAGGGTCGTTGTTGCAATGATTGTGACAATAATGTTCTATTTGCAAGATTAAAGTTTCATGGGGTAGTATTAAGTGATAGTGATAAAAAAAATATTGTAAAAATGCGTTTTAGCGGAAACAATCCAAAAGTGATAGTGATAAAAAAAATATTGTAAAAATGCGTTTTAGCGGAAACAATCCAAATATGATGGATTCAAGAATGAGAATGTAAAAAATTGTATTATTAAATTAACTTAAAAATTATGGAAATAAAAACAAAAGAAATGCCAAAGTTTAAGTTTGAAGATATCACAAAAGTTTACTCTGGAAAAGAAGGTTCATGTATGTGCGGTTGTGCTGGAAAATACTTTTACACAAAGTTAGGTTTGAAAGAATTGAAAAGCACTGACTATAGAATAGATATGTACAAGCCAAATCCAAAGATGGTGAAAAGCGTTTTCAACAAAATGAAAAAAATAGCAGATGTAGTTGGTTTAATTGTTTTAGAAGATTATATCATCTACACTGACACAGGTCGGAATTATACAATTTATCTTAAGGAAACAAAATAAATCTATGAAAAACACACAAGGTAAAATGGTCAATAGAGAAAATGCTTATGAGGTCTGGCAATCATTTGATGGAAGTTGGACTTGGTATGTTCTAAAGAAATATCAGAGTCCAGAGAATGAAGCTAAGAATGAGTATGCAAGATGGTTCTGTGATGTGACTAGTCCTTTTGTTGGTGAAGAGGGTGAAATGGGAGATACATACATTAAAGACATTAAAAGTAATGCAAGACGAATTAAATAACATGGAAAAATATATGATAGTTAGATTTTATCGTCAAGAAGGAAAAAATAGAAAAATAATGAAAAC